ACATCCGAATTAATTACAAAACTCCCTGTTCCTGTTCCACTTTGTAAAGGTAAAGCACCAGCATACATAAGCACAACTTGAGTAATTTTACCATTGACCCTAACTGTGCCAGAATATGTTGTTGCTGAACGAGGTTCTAAAGAAACAGTTTGTCTATTGCACCTTGCTCTACTAAGATAGAAGTTGCCATCATTAACATCAGTCATGATAATGCCTCCTATTCACTCAGCATTTCAACAAGTTCTGCCTTTTTGGTAGTATTCTTGACTGTAAAACCACGTTCTTTAGCGATAGCCATCAATTGAAAACGAGTCATAGAAGAATAATCAACATCAGTTGTTTCTTCAACTGTATCTTCTGTAACAGGCTCAGATACTGTTTCCTCTACAACGGCTTTCATAGCCTTTGATTTGGTTTCAGTATCATCAACAATAACCCATGCCCTAGAACCGCCTAACTCGATTTGTGGGCGTATATGCCTCTCTACATAATCAGTAGGTAATTCTTTAACCATATCTCTGGAGAATCCCTGCCTAACACCTTCAACGGTTATTTCGCAGTAAGACCTAGCCCCAGTATATCGGACTTTGACTCCCAATCAAAAGCCCCCTTACTCGGCTCTTCGGTGATACATCAATACAACTCTATATTTGTCTGCTGCTACCATTTGAGCATCAGCAGCAAATTTAATCATAGTAACGGTGTGGTCGCCCTCAGCCATTCTACCTGCTGGTGTGGTGAAGTTGTAGTGGCCTAGAACCGCTAAAAGTTCAAAGTCCTCGGTTACTCCATCAGCAAGTTTGTTAGAAACTAGCGGGTTTGTTGCTACTGTAAAATCATAATTTGTTGCTTGATTAGTTGCTGTGCAAGTAATCTCCAAAATCGCTAGATTAGCGGTTGTGGTAGGATTACCTGAGCCAATTGGTGCTTGAAGCCATGATGTGTCACCAGCGTTAAGAACTGCACCTGCATCACTCAACTTGGTTATTCCGCCTTGACCTGCCCAAAGAGGGGTATCTAAAATCAATCTTACACTTGTTATATTTGCGTTTGCCATTATTTCACTTCCTTAATTATTTTCCTCTATTTTCCTCAAGCACTCAAATCTCTTACTTTACCGTGTGCGCCGTAGAACAGTTGCCATAGTTCGCCCATTGTGTGGAATAGACCAACTTGACCTAGCCTGTTGATACCGAATGGGTCGCCAGTTTCAATACCTGATTCATGGTAGAGAGTAGGTTTAGCAGTGCAGAAGTATGTGTAGTCTGTATCAATCATGTAGATTCTTGAAATTCCACCAGTGTCCTCTACTACATCTTTAGCAGGGATAATTGGAACACCGTTGTAAGTTGCTACAACAAAGCCGCCTTCCATACCAGGGATTCCTTGAACACCATTTACAGATGGAGTAACTCTCTTCATCTCAGTAAATCTTTGTTGAGGCTGGAGAAGTTGTTGTATCTTTTCAATAGTGTCATATCCAGTTAGAATAATCTTTGGCTGACCACCACGTTCCCATACTTGTCTAAACATTCCATCTAGGATGTTCAATGTTAGAGAACGGTTAGCAGCAGCAGCGTCTACATTTGCATCATACCATTGCCTTACTGAACCTGGGGTCCTTGTAATTGAGTATTGGTTGTGGTCAGCAGTAGCAGATACGGCAGATATACCAGTAGTCTCATCGAATGAAGAGGATGTTGCCCTGTCAATTGATTCAAAGTTGTTATGTGCTGGTGTATCTACATCTCTTAGTAGCATCTTGTTAATTGATTCTGCGTGAGATTTTGACATTTCCATCTTGATAACTGCTCTTGCATCACCTAGACCATCATCTTTGTCAGCAAGGAACATTGCAGTTTCGCTCAAATCAAACTTACTAGCAACAGTCTTTGGCTTTGTGCTGACTTCTTCAAATGTAGGCTTGGTGGAATCTGGCAGAATACCATTTTCCGGTAGACCGACAGCCTCATCGGGTCTGCCAGTTACAACACGCCATCCACTCTTTTCCCAAGGCTTCTTTGGCAAGATAGAGAATGCGTTAAATTCTTGATTCAACTGTGACCATACCTTTCTACCAAAAATCGCTTGATAAGTTCCTGTTGTGCTGCTCATAAGCGGGGAGTCCGACTTTAGTAAGTCAGCACCACTGTATGCCCATGCGTTCTGCCCTGCACCTGCACCGTAATACAGGCGTTCCATATCTTCAATTGTTCTTATATATCCTTGTGTCATCTTTCATCACCATTATTTTTTTATTTGAATTACTCGCCTCTCAATGCTCTTTGAGCCAGTGCTTCGGCGGCTCTCCAACCTTCCAAGTCGCTACCCATCTGTGCAAACTCTTCGTGAGTTGGAACACGGATTTGTGTTGATGGCATTGATGGAGTGTTATCGCTCTTGCTGATGTCAGTAGCGTTGGATTTTAGAGATGCAATTTCGTTTCTTAGTGCATCTAGTTGTAGTCCAACATCATTTGCTTTTCTAACTTCAAGTGCTTCTTGTGTTTCAGCATCATATCTTTCTTTCCACTCTTTCTCTACAAGACCCTTTAGTGCTTCTTCATCACGGAGAGCAGCGTAGGTTCTGTAACCTTTTTCAAGAGTTTCAGGAGTTAGTTGCTTGATTACATTTGCGTTACCAGATGGTGCATTCATTCCCATGCTTGGAACGCTTGGGGATTTGATTACATATTGGTTTCCACTTGGAGATGGCAATGCAGGGTATGCAGGTTCAGTTGCATCTTCACCACTACCGATTTCATCGCCTTGTCCTCTATGAGAATATCCACCTTGTCCTTGCTCTAGCATGTAGGCTTTTTCTAATCCAAAGTGGTCACGGACCGCATTTAGGTCTACGCCGGAATCATGAGCAAATTTTTCAAGAGTTTCAATGTAAGCAAGGGCATCTTCTTCGCCCTTCTTCATTTCTTTCATTTCTTTCTCTTCTTTCATTTCCTTCATTTCGCCTTTGTATGCGCCTTTGTATGCCTTTTCCTCTTTTTCTTCTTTGTCATCGCCTTTTGTCAATTCACTCAGAACATTGTTCAAGCCATCTTTTATTTCCTTTAACATTTCGCTGTTTGTCATATCTGTTTCACCTTCCATTTTCAGTATCGTATAGGTTGATTCGGGGTTGATTCCTTTCTTACACAATGTAATTTCGTGCAACTCTAAATCAGTTATCTCCCTGTGGCTACCAAGTTCAGGAGTAGTTTTACTTACTCTAAACAAGGCTTGACCGCCAATGGAGAATGCTCGCAGGTCGCCGTTGCGAATCTGCTTTTGAACCTCACGTGCTTTTTGTATGTCATTTCTAATTTTGCATACAACAAACAGGCCGTGATTATCTACTTCGGATTTCCACACTCGGCCTTGTGAGTCCGTGTGGCTATCTACTACTTCACCGACTTGTATGCCGGAATGAGCCAACTGAACATTTCTAAATGCTTTATTGCCCATAAATTGACCAAATGCTTTCTTCAAAGCATCTACTGGAATTCTATCTCCTTGCTTGTCTACCATGTCTACCGAAGCATATCCGGCAACATACAACTCACCATTACTGGCTGATGACTTGAGTAAAAAGTCTGAACCTTCAGCACTCCAAGTTGCTGATTGAGATTCCAATACGGTTGTCATCAAACCGACTAATGAAATGTAATCCTATATGAAGGGTTTGGTATCTAAAACTCTTCTGCCTCGGACCTATCTGTCGCCTCAACTTCCTCTTCGTCTGCCAGTTGTTGCTTAGTTTTTTGCGGCATTCTTAGAGTTGCTCTACCGTTTTCTACATCAAGAGTAACATCCTCTTCCTCAGTATCTTTTACTTGGAGATGCTTCATAGGTATTTTCTCAGTAGTTTCATTTATTCTAGGGTCATAAAAAGTAGTAGCAGAATCTTCTAGTAATTTAGTAGGTCCTCTTGGTGCAGTAATATCTCCCTCAAGGCCAGGATATGCGCCTCCATCGGGAGATATACGGTTCATACGAGGAAACATATTTTCAATCACATCATCATCTATGGCTTCATTAACAGTCCACCTCTTACCATCAGGTGTTCTTTCAATACCATATTCGCCATGATACATTTCAAGCATCTTTGTTGTCAAACCCTTTACAGATTGTAATAATTGTTTTGTAGTTTTAGCAGTATCATCTTCACGTATTGCATTTCTAACATGCTGCATTATATCTCCTACATTATGGCCTTTCTCATCTTCACCTATTATAGATGGGGCTTTGACAGTTGTTTCTTTTACCAACTTCAACTTCCTTGGGCGTTTTTTCTTCATGCTTGAATGAACTGGATTATATGTTCCTGATGTGCTAGACATTACTGCTTCTTTTAGAATATTTACTGCAATAGAACCCCATAGAGGCATATCGTTGTATGCTTTTTGGAACATGGCTTCATTACCTTCAAACTTGTCAATCTTGAATTGATTATCGATAAATGACCCTTTTACAATAACAGGGTCGAGTATTGAAGGATAGCATAATGTTATCTTTTGCATATCGACTATTAACTCCGGCATAGGCGGGTAAAATGATTTTGATATACTCTCTTTTGCGTATGTAATCCATTTTGGATGAACCTCTTTTTCTTTCATAAATGTAGATAAAGCATCTCTAACAAACAACTCATCA